CTTTTGCAGCACGCCTTTGCCGACACCGCCGCCACCCTTGCCACCACCACCGCCGGGCAAAGGCAACGAAAGCGTCGAAATTGCCTTGTACAGAAAGGTGAGCCCTGTGGCCAGGGCCAGGGCTGCCTTCGTTGCGCCCGGAAATTCTTGGGCAAGTTTTGTGGCGCCATCAATCAAGCCGTTGAGCTTCTCCAACCCCGCAATCGCCAACGGCAGGATATGTTCCCCAAGTGCGATATTGAGGTTCGTCTTCTTGGCTTCGTAGTCCTTCAACTTGCCTTCCAGCCCTTCGTTCTCCTTCTCGTAGAGCTTGGCGGTGCCGGATCCATTTCTGGCGTTCTGCAGGTACTGCCCAGCTCGTTCCTTCTCATGCTCGAGCTGCTGAAGGATGTTCTTCTCACCCCTCATACCGAGCAGGCTGCCCAGCTTGGCGTTGAGGCTGTCTCCGCTATAACCACTCTTCTTCAGCGCCGGCACGATCTCGTCCAACAGGTACTGAAGCGGATTTTTGGTGAAGTTCGGCGCGTCCGTCATACCCGTCGCGTCCACGCTGGTGATGTACCCAGCCTTGTTGCGATGCACGGCCTTTGGGTCCAGCAGCTTGACGCGCTCCAGTTCGTGCGCAACCGTGGCGGACATGTTTCCTGCCGCCCAGCCCTGGAGCGCCGACATGGCATCAACGCCGGCCTTCGAGCCACCATTGGCTTGCATGAACTGCTTCAGCCCGAACGCCGCCGTTTCGGACTTGGTCAGTGCGCCAGACAGCTTGCCGCCCTGCATGGCCTCCAGGTAGTCCTTGGGCAGCACCCCGCCGCCACTGGCCGACGCCGTATTGACCAGCATGTCAAAGGTCTCCTCCACCTTCTTCATGTCGATCTTGCCGTCTTTGCCGATCACGCCGTCGCGCATCTGCGCGACCTTGAGCGTGCTCAGCGCCATGTCGTCGAGTTGCGCGCCGTCCTTGATGCCGGTTGCCCCGCCAAAGGCCGTTCTCGCCTGGGCCAGCAATTTCGTGACGTCCTGCGCCTGGGTCGAACTCTGCAGAATGGTCTGTGCGCCGCCAAACAGCTGCCCGACATCCGTGAGCGACATGCCTTTGATGTCCAGGCCTTTGAGGAACTTTTCGTTCGCCGCGGCAGCGCCAGGGGCAACGCGGTTGATTCGCTCAAGCACAGCGTGGTACTTCGATGCAGCGTCCACCCGCTTATCCCACATGTGGGCTGTTTCGTTGCCAGCCTTGAGCAAGTTGCTGCCGAACTCCGTCAGCTTCTTGACCTTCTCCAGCCGGGTCTCCAGCTTCTCCGCACCCTTGTTGACGGATTCGAACTGCGCGGCGATTGCCATCAACCCACGCGACACGTTATCCACCAACGCAATCTGTATCCCGATCTTGTAAGCATCGAGGCTCATAGGAAATCCTTATTCGTCTGTTGAGGCCACCGATCTCACGTGCGGGCGTCTGCGATGGGGCGGCCCATAAGCGCCGCCGTCACCGCATCACCCACGCTCTTTTGCACATCGTCGGCGTGTTCGAGTGCCACCGCACCCAAGAAAGGATGCGGTGGCACCTGCGCACTGCCAAGCTCCTGGACAATCGCCTGATCTGAGTTGGAGCCGATGCTCGCCTCCAACGCCTTGACCTCGTGGCCGATCGAGTCACGCAATGCGGCCACACGTGCGGCACTTGTGATGCCCGCGGCCGCTGCGCTTTCCACCGCCTTGGCGCGGGCCGCCTGCTCCATCGCCGCAGCGGCGGCTTCCAGCCCCTGCGACAGCGCAACAGGCACCCGCGCCTCCAGCTCCACCAAGCGACGCGCCATCTCTGCAAGCGAAAGGTTCATTCACGCTCCTTGAAAGACATCGTCTTCAGATCAAACTCAGCGCCATGAAATTCGCTGCATTTGATGGCCATCGCCTGGCGCATGGTGTCGTCCAGAGAAAACGCCACGTCGAACGGCACGCCGTTATGCACGAGCCACATCGCCTCGTGAAACGGGCCGTTCGTCAGGAGTTTTTTAGCTCGGCCTCCGGCTCAGCGGTCTGGATAAAGCTGGCAGCCACGCCGCGTTGCGCGGCCTCGTTGCCCTCCTCGCCCAGGCGCTGATACAGGGCACGCAGTTGGCCTTCCGTGGCAGGCGTGAGCACCGGATCGCCATCGATGGCCGAGACGAACTTGAGGTGTGCGACTTCCGCCAGGTACAGCATGTTGAGTTCGCTGCTGCCCGCCGCCTTGGCAAAGTCCAGGTTGCTCAGCGGACTAGGCTTGCGCAGCGTGATCTTGCGGCCAAGCGCATCATCCACAACCACCTCTTTCGCGGCGGCCTTGATGATCTGTTCGGATGGGGTGATGGTCACATGCGTCATCAGGACACCTTGATGCGGCGCGAAGCCACGAAGTTGACGGATTGCTTGATGGTGGCGTCGCCCGCGCGGTTGCCGGCGTCGGCCAGCGTCATGAGCACGCCGTCGTAGCGGAACTGCGAGACCGAGCCGTTGGCTTCCTGAATGGTTTCGTAGATCTGCGCGGGAGCTTCGTTCACACCGGCGTAGTAGCCGGCTTCGAGCTGGGCGAAGTAGTTGTCAAGCGTGGCGTCCTGACGCTCCACGTCAAAGGAGCCCGACCAGCCATCAAAGAAGCGCACGTGGTCCGTGATACCGTCCAAGCGCTTGACGCGCACGTCGGTCACATCCTGCTTGCTCTTGAACGTCGTGATCTTGTTCGGTTGCAGCGTGCCGTTTGCGGTCTGGATGACCAGCGTGTAGTCACGACCGACGGAGTAGCCTTGAATCGGCATAGTGTTGTTCTCCAAAAAGAAAAGGCCCCGCGCGTTGCGGAGCCGAAGGGTGGTTTGCGTACTGCGTTACTGGTTGTTGATCGAAGTGCGGATCACGGTGGCCTGCGAGCCTTCCACGTTCACCAGGAACTTCTCGATGACCGACAGGTAGACGACCTTCACGTCGGCCTGCATGTAGCCGAGCGCAACGCGGTTCATCGGGTTGTTGTTGGCATCGATCTGCACCGAGAACGCCGGGCCGCCGTTGACCGCGCCGATCATGCCCTGCTGCTCCATCGAGCTCAGGAAGTTCGACAGCGTGGCCGCCGCCTGCGCGCGCACCGTGGCCGACTGCAGTTGGCCAACGTACTTGCCCATGCCCGCATTGATGGTGCTGGCGATGTAGTTGGTCATGCGCGTGTAGTTGTCGCCCTGCGTGAGCGCGTTCGAGCTGGTGTTGTGACCCGCGCGGCAGCCGAAGTACGCGCCGCCCGGCACCGGGTTGGTCACCACATCAATGCCGGCCTGGATCAGCGCCTGCAGTTCGGCAGAGCTGTAGCTCTGGTTGGCGAACGTCTTCTGCGTGCCGACAACACCGTAGATCGGCTTGTTCAGGCTGCTGTTCTGCGGCGACAGGTTGGCCAGCAGACCCGCCACAAAACCTTGCGGTGAGACCAGGCGCGTCACACCGTTCACGGTATCGAGCCAGTACACCCAGTCGCCAAACAGCAGCTTGAAGGCGTACGAATCGATGCCCGCAGTGCTCTTGGCGGTGACGGCGTTGGCAATGGTGTCGCCGCTCGGGCCCACGCCAATCATGTAGATGCCTTCCGACAGACCAAACGCAACCTGCGTCGGCCAGGTGGTGGCATCGGCGCAGTCGGCCAGCATGGCGATCGACACGCCCTGGTTGCGCAGTGCGTACATGCCCTTGCGCGGCACAGTGTCCTGGCCCAGCAGCACGGCGCCGTTGATGGTGGCCGCGCCGTCAGTGCCGCCGGTCAGGGTGAGCGTGGCTGCAGTCGGAGCCGTCGTGCCGGCACCCGCGCTGGCGGTGATGATCTGCGACGCGCCGCGCATCACGCTCACGCCGTTGTTGATGGCGTTGGCGATCGCCACCCACAGCGCATTGCCGGTCTGCCCCGCGCCGATGTTGTCGAACACTTCCGGTGCCAGCGCGGGCGCGGCCACGGTCACCTTCCACGTGTTGGCCGCCGAGCCTGCCGACAACGCTACCGTGATGGTGTTGCCAAGCGAGCCCGTGTATTTGGCGGTGAACGTGATGCCGTTGGTCTGCGCAATCACAGTCGCCGCGGTGTCGGTGCCATCGGTCACACGCACGCAGCGGAAGTTGTTGGCGCCTTGCTGGACAGCCACGGCCACAGCAGTGCCCATGTCATAAGTGCGATTCTGGATCGCGCCGAATGCCTGGGCGTACATGGCCATATTGCCGATGAGGGTCGGCGAGTTGACCGGGCCCCACGTGGCAGTACCAACCACGCCGAGCACGTTGGTCGGCACACCATTGAGCAGGGTGACCTGCGGCGGAACAATCTGGACGTACAGGTCCGGAACGATGAGAGCTGTGGTATTGATGCTGCCCTGCTGGA